TTTCTCGTTCTAAAAACCTCATAACAAAATCTGCATCTAATTCCTTGTCATAGCCATTAGCTGCATCTAAGGCGTTAGTAACACTTATTAAACCTTGTATAGTGATAGGCGTTTGAGTAATGGTATTGGCTCTAACATTACCACTTGAACCAGGCAAAACCGCTTTCACGGTTATATCAGCTGATGGATTTATATTGATATCTTCAGTCACTACAAATTGAATACCTGAAGGTGTTTCGAAAACATCATCTTTCTTTAAACTTAGATCACCAGTAACCGTAACTGAAACTGTGGCATGTGTCGCCTCATGTCTTTTCATATCACTATTTTGAGTGATATATAGATCTAATTCATCACCCTTTAAGTTTCTAACATCAAGCTTAGATTCAACTGTTTTGATTTTTACATCCCTATCTTCTATGGCCTTTGCTATCGGTGTTAAAAAGTCGTGTACCAGGTGGCCCGGTCTTTTGTCGTACTTATCCGACATGCCTTCTAACAATTGATTTAACACGGTTTCACTCATTAACTAACCACCTCCACAATTGTATTGTTTTTAGTTTTAACGCTAATCGATAGTTTTAGTAGGTCCTTTTCCTTGAAGGCTTTAACGCTTGATATTTCTTTTATATCATCATTTAAAACTATGCCTAGTGCTAATTGATCAGATACTTCTGAGGCTATGAGTGCCAAAGAAATACTTTTCTTGCCGATGTATTTTTTAAGGCTCAAACCGAAATTTAGGCCTTTGTATGTATCATATAAACCATACTCGGTATTGATAAAAAACTGTAGCCATTGTTTTACTCTATCTTCTACTGAAGTAAGTTCGACTAGTTTTCCATCAACTAATTTATATGATTTCTTTTCAAAATCAAACTCATAAACAATCCCTTTAGAAAGCGTCGGCTCATTTGTTACTTGATCATTTAAATTTACTACTGGTAACATTTTTACACCTTCCTAACTATATCTATTATAAAAAACTCTTGGCCTGAATTTGAAGGAATCATAAGAACTTTATCGCCTTCAGACAATGGATCTACACCTAAACTTATATCGCCTTCTACAATTTGACTTACATTATCTATATTTAGATCACCAGATAACATAACGTCTATTGTATCTTCGTAAAGTGATTTTGTGATGTAGAGTTGAGATCTGTTTAAAACTACTTGGCCTGATAAAATCGATATCTTTAAATCCGGGAGGGAATTAAGAACCTTACCAATAATAGGCCCTAAACCTACTTTATTGTCACGTTTTTTAAACTCTTTGGCCAGTTGAGTATAAGCATTCATCAAACCACCTCCAACATAATAGACGTCATATAATCACCATCTGAATAAGTATGATTAGCACTAAGGATTAAGAAGGTCCCGATTAGCTTAGTACCAGGAAGATTGATCTTTAATTTTCTATACTGCTTTATTTTCTTATGGCCTCGAAGTGGTATAGATGTAGAAGTCATTTTCCTATTGAGTTCCTTCAAGGCGTTATTTGCTATATTCCTCGACTGTGACTCGTTCTTTTGATCAACCTTTATCACTTCTTGTAAAAGACCATATTTATTAATAGAATCCTGGTCTTTCTTGTTTTCAAGTATTCTATAAAAGTCCTGGTCTGAAGATACAACCACAACTGAGTTTTTCATCGATTCAATCGATTCAGTATATGTGAAATCCTCACCCACAACATCATCAATTTTTAAAGGTGCTAAGTTATCAGCATACTTAAACTCTAACTCAAGAACTTCTGAACCTACTTCTATAATATCTAGCTTTGAGCCAGACATTTCAAAGAAATACTGCTTGCCTGTTTCAAGGAAAACTTGTTCTAAAATCTCTTTGATGATGTCACTCGGTTTAGCATCTATATAGATCTTATTAATCAGTGTAGACATATAAGGCAATTGACCGCACTCTATACCTATTTTTCTAAGCAGCTGCTTAATAGCACTTGTAGCAATAACATTGTTAAACTGGATAATCACATCCGATTTATTGAGGTACCACCCAAAATCGAATACTGAATAAGTGTACACGTTGCCCTTTTCTGATTTACTCACCACAATACCAATAATAATGGTTTCGTCGTCCTCATTATCTTTTAACCTGATGATGTCGCCTGTTTCTACTTCTATATCATAGGCCACAAAATCAAAAGTAAGATTTACCCCTAATGTTTCGCCTTGGTATGACCAGACTAAATTTCCAGACCTATTAGAGATATCTAATTCACCACCTGAAGTGATTTTATATAGACTTAAATCCATGTTAGCTTAATACCGGAAACTCTTTAAAACTTAGGGTGTAATTAACATCGTTTACCTGGTCTGAAAGTGGTGTAAACTCTGTTATAGTACATGGCATATTAAGTGTTAATGTATCATGATCAAATATCTTAACTCTAATAGGGATGCCTATATCCATCCATTTGTTTAGGATCCTAACATAATCAGCAGCATCTAATGAGTTCTTTTCCTGAAAGGGGTATTTATTTGATGTCTTAGGGAAGAAACTTGCAATATTTAAGGTGCTAAGTTCGCTTTTCTTGTCAATCAAAATAGTACCATGCTTAAAGGTCTTAAACTCAATAGGTGTTTTTGTCTTACTTGGCCCTATGCCTGGTGGATGTATTGGCAGTGTGATGCTTTCCTCGTTATTATTTATTGAGAGAATAATCATTTTTATCACCTACTTAAAAAGTGGGGCTAATGCCCCACTATGTATTGTCAATCGCCTCTTTGATTTTCTTAGCGACTGTGTTTCCTACGTCGTCGATAAACTTTTCATTACCGATTACGTTGCCTTCTATAGTGATATGGACCACCACATCACCTTTTTTCTCAACTATTTTCTTGCTTTTATCTGCAGGGATAACCCTAGATCCATTAGGTAAATCAATTATCTCGCCACCATGAGCGCCATCGTGTACCTCATGTAAACCGCCTTTTGAGAATGGAGATCCTAAAGCAAGCCTAGGAATTTTGGCAATGTTAAAGCCTACGCTTTTACCGCCTAAATCTCCTCCGAACCAATCAGGTATATCAAAACTGAAGCCATTCACCTTTTCAATTAAGAGATTCATGAGATCAATAACACCGTTTATAGGTGCCTTGGCAATAGCTTCGAAAGTATCAAAGATACCCTTGAAAATATCTCTCACGCCGCCCCATGCTCTCTCCCAATCGCCAGAAAAGACACCGGCCACAAAATCAATTAAGCCCTGGAAGATGGTTTTTACCCCTTCAAATATGCCTTTCCACTTCTCGACCGTATTTTCTATGATGATACCTAATATCGGAAATCTTTCAGATATTTCACTAATAAAGCCTGTAAACTTGCCCCATAGTTCAGACAGTTTAGCTTTGATCACATCCCAATTACGATAAAGCGCTACGCCGGCAGCTATCAAAAGACCAATAGCCACACACAAAAGACCGATAGGATTAGCATTCATAACAACATTAATGGCAAGCTGCGCAATCTTAACGGCAATCATAACCGTCTTAGCCGTGAGCATAATCGCCTTATAAGCTGCAAAAGCCCCAACAATACCATAAATAATAGGTTCAAACTTCTTCCAGTTCTTTATGATGTATTGAGCAAGTTCATAAGCTTTCTTTGCTACTTGGCCTATGATATCTTTTACTTTTGTGAGTACTTCCTTGAAGATATCCAAGAACTTTTTCATCTGATCAGACTTAAAAGCCTTGATCATCCATTTAACGGCTAGTTTTAACCCATCTACAAAAGCTTTCATCTGATCTGATTTGAAAGCCTTCTTTAACCAAGCCCATAACTTCTTGATCTGAGGGACTAACATTTCAGCTGCAGACTCAGCAGCACTAAACATCTTTAAAACTATAGTTTCGATTACTGGTATCTTAGTAGCAAACCAATCAGCAAACTTAGCTTGAAGCGGTAGTATTTTTCGGCCTATGGTTTCTTTTAAAGCGCCAAACATATGATTCATGGCCACGATTTTACCGTCGTCAGTATCTAATAAGGCTTTGTTAACGCCTCCGACGTTTTGTTCTAAAACTTCGGCTAAAGTAGCTACCTTTTCTTCTTCAGTACCATACTTAAGTATTTTTTCTTGGGCCTTATCAAAGGAAATCCCGGCTCTAGACAAGGCACCTAATTGACCACTTAATACTTTACCTAACATGTTACCAACATTAACCCCGTCTTTTTGCGCTGCATTAGCACCGTTCATCTGTGCAATGAGATCTAAAGAGCCTTCAGATAACTTTTTGACACTATCTGCAGTTAAGTTATAAGTCGCTAACTGTTGTTGAAATGCGGTCGTAACCTCGGCGCCTATTACCCCTTGGGTTTCTAAAGCATCACCATGCGCCCTTAATGCTGCGATTTCTGCTTCTGTGGCTTTGCCAGTTGCCTTGAATACTGCAGTTAACTTTGTTTCTGCTTCTATCATTGCTTTAGCTTCAGCCGTACAAGAAGACATACCTTCCTTTATAGCATTAAAACCAAGATAAGCAGCGCCCAAACCAACGGCACTTTTGGCCACTGATTTAAAATCACTCACCGCACCCTTTTTGAACTTGCTTATACTGTTCTTGGTCTTTTTTACCTGCCTTTGAAATGATCTAGTATTCTTAGAAGTCTTTAAAATAGGTTGAGAAAATTTGTCTTTTAGCTGCAGTACTGATTGAACAACCTTTTTAGACATCTTTCCTCCTTACATATTGGATAACTCTTTCATTTGATTGACATAGTTCTCCATAGTTACTTGATAGAATAATTTTTCATAAGGTGTAAGGTTTAAAATGACATCATGAGGGATGCCTTTTAATAAATAAAAACTTATTAAGTTAGCCTCCGTATTGGAGGCAATTAGTTTTTTATATCTGACTTAGCCTCATCTGTTAACTCAGCTTTTGCCTGATCAAGATTGTTTTCATTCCAATCAATTACCTTGGTGCCAAGTTCTACAACTTCTTCAATCTCAAAAAGCTTGTCTACAATCTCTGTAGGCTCATGACATTCATAAGCATCTTGTAAGGCCTGTTCTCTTAAAGTCTTAACTGAAGCATAAAGAGCCTCTTTACAGATTTCATACATTTCGCTCATGGTTTCATCAACCGAACTAATCTTATCTATTAACTCTAAAGCTTCTTTTCTTGGTAACTTCTTAGCAACCAATTCACCACCTAAAGTTGCAGAATATAAATTTTTAAACTCTATTTTTGCAGCATCTCTTTGCTCTTTTTTTGCAATTAATTCATCTAAACTCAATACTTTTGACATAATGCCTCCTTATGAAAAAAAGACCAGGAATCCCCGGTCTTAAACTTTATCTATAAACTCAAAATCTTCAAACTTGAAAGGAAGTTCTTCCTCGCCTGGTGTACCATTTTCAAACTTAGCTAGTGTAACTTC